CCGGCTACTTCAAGATCGTTTCCAAGTCCGGCAACGACGTGGTGGTGACGAACCCGACTCTTGCCTCTGCAAATGCCGCTCCTACCACGGTGATTGCTTCGGGCGCAATCGTGACTGTGAGCGGCCCTCCTGGGGCTGATGGCGCTGACGGAGCCGGTGGAGCGCCGGACACTGCCACCTACATTATCCAGACCGCCAACGGGTCGCTTGGGTCGGCGCAAGTGCTTGGCTCGCTTGCATCTGGATACGTGAAGGTGACGACCACCACGGGCGTGCTGAGTAGCGTGACGGGCATCCCAACCACGGACATTACGGGCAACTGGAACCTATCTAACACGACCGGCACTTTGGCCGTGGCGCGGGGCGGTACAAACATCACCTCTTACGCCGTTGGAGACCTCGTTTATGCGTCTGGCGCGACTACTCTTGCTTCTCTCGCTGATGTCGCTACTGGCAACGCTTTACTCTCTGGGGGCGTGGGCGTGGCGCCGGCTTACGGGAAGGTGGGGCTCACAACCCACGTCAGCGGAGTGCTTCCGGTTGCGAATGGCGGACGAGGACTAGCCGCGTTCAACTACGTGTACGCCTATTCTGCTGGAACGCAGAACATTGCGACAGTGACGAACGCCACAGTGATATTCGGCACGGAGAGCTTCGACACGGGCAACACTTTCAACAATGGCACAGGCGTTTGGACGCCTGGAGTCGTCGGAAAAGTTTTCATTGTCGCCAACATCCTTGGATCTTGGGGAAGCAGCGGAACCAACCGGGTGAAGCTGTCCGTCAAACGCAACGGCACGGTGGTTTACACGAAGGTCTGTGACTGGGTAAACCATAACGTGGACACGTCCCATTCCATCTCAGGCGTGTTCGATAGCTCTGCCAACACTGACACGTTTGAGGTTGATGTGGAAAACCTTAACGCCCATACGTTTACGTTGAACACCACCGCCCAAGGCACTTCCTTCTTCGGCTACGTTATTGGAGCCTAATGAGCGAGAAAGCCCCAAAACGCTTCACTGACGGAGCCGTTAGCTTTGAAGGCGGAATGGACTCTGGCCGCGTGCCCAACCTCATTGGGGACAACCAAGTGGCGTTTGCGGTGAATTGCACGTTCAGGGGCGGGTATGCTAGCCAGCGGCCTGGATGGGAGAAGCAGGCTTTCACGGACGAGGACGGCTCGCCTTTGACGGGCATCTGGCAATGCGCCCGCGACTACATCGACGACGACGGGAACGTGTTCCTTATCGCCCTCATTGCCGGGCGCGTGTACCGCTGGAATCCCGAGACGGACGAGACGGACGAACTCACTTCGGAATGCCTCTACAATCCCTCCAACCTGCTGGATGGCTGGATGGAGCAGGCCGAGAACTTCCTTGTCATTCAGGACGGACAAAGCGGGCCTCTCATCTTTGACGGAGCGACCTTGCGAAGGGCGCTCCCAACGGAGATTAAGGCCGGAACCGTCATGCGCTACGTGAACGGGCGCATCTGGTACGCGCTTCCGAGCGGCTTTGAGTTTAGGGCCACGGACTTGGTTTATTCCGATGGAACACGCTCCTCAGTGCTCAAGGAGACGGAGAACCAGTTCCTTGTTGGCGGCAACTTTTCAGTCCCGTCTGACGGTGGTCCTATCACTGCACTAGCGGTGCCGGGCAACCTGGATACGAGCCTTGGACAAGGCCCTCTGCTTGTCTTCACTCCGCGCTACGTGTTCAGCGTTCAGGCCCCCCTAGACCGCGATGCTTGGGCGAGCGTCAACTACCCTATTGTAGCCGTTTCGCTGGTAAGCAACGGTGCCTTGGGCGCTCGCTCCACCATCACGGTTAATGGGGATGTGTTCTACCGTGCGGTAGATGGCATCCGCTCCTTCATCATCGCCAGACGGGACTTCGGTACTTGGGGCAACACGCCAATCAGCGGGGAAGTGGATTCGGTCATATCCACGGACAATTCGGAGTTGTTGCGCTGGGGCTCGGCAGTGGTGTTCGACAACAGGATGCTGATGACCACGCAGCCTCAGAATGCATGCGCCCTGAACGGGATCACGCACAAAGGGCTGGTGGTGATGGACCTTGAACTCATCTCCAACCTGCGCGAGAAGCTGCCGCCGGCATGGGAAGGGGTGTGGACTGGGCTGAACATCCTCCAAATCGTCAAGACCCAATCTGCCAACAACGAACAGTGCTTCATCTTCGCCCGCAACGAGGACAACGATTCAATCGAGATCTGGGAAGTAACGAAGGACAGCAAGTACGACCGCCCTGATTCCTCCACTCGCGTGCCTGTGCGCTGGGAAGTTCAGACTAGGGCATTTGACTTTGAATCGCCGTTTGGCCAGAAGCGGCTGGATAGCGGAGAGGTATGGGTGGATCAGTTGATGGGCACCTCCTACATTGACGCCAAGTATCGGCCTGACCAATACCCCGGATGGATTGACTGGCATGGTTGGTCCATTGCCGCCATAACTGATGCCTGTGGAAACACTGGATGTTTGCCTTTGCTGCTTGGAAGCCCTCAATATCGCACGAAGTTGCGGCTTCCGCAGCCTTCTGACGCTTGCGATTCCATTCTCAAGACCCAATACCGGAAGCTCTACCAAGTCCAGATTCGCTTTCGGATGTGCGGCTACTTCCGATTGAAGGGACTGCGCGTCCATGCCTACGACGAGCCGGAACAGGTGGCCGGGCAGTGCTTGCCTTGCGAGACGCCTGCAAAACTCACGGCTTGTGATTTGAATCCTTTCACCTACTCCTCAAGCGACGACTCCAATGCCTGCGACGACGACTGTTAAGCTGTTTGCGCCGACCATCCCGGCGGATGCGTGTTTTGACACGTACCAGGACTTGGCCAATGCCATCATTGGCGGCGCTACTGCCCAGTTCAATTCGGACATCGGCAACACCTACTTCAACACTGGCTCCTCGGCTCCTTCTGCCGACAACCGCGACTATCCTTGGCTGGACTGCAACGGTCATTGGTGGGTGTACAATGGCGGCTACTGGGTAAGAAAGCATCCGTATCAGGCGGCTGATGCTGTGCGGCTTGTGTGGGTTGGCGACACTAGCTCTCTCGAAACTTTCGACGGCGGTTCTGCTGGTGCTGTCACGGACTTTACCGGGCCGATGTGGGAAGTGGATAGTAACTTCGCCGCCAAGTTCCCGGTGGGCGCGGGAACGTTCGCAACCAGCGGCACCATCAGCGTCGGACAGTCCACCACCAACACTGGAGTAACAGGTGAGGACCAGCATTCCCTGACTGCCAACGAGAATCCGCCTCACACGCACGACTTGGTTCTGGACAAGGTGAGCGTGCCGGACACTGGTGGCATTGACCGCTTCCCGAACGGAGACAGTCAGGAGCAAGTCACGCCTCAGACTTTCACCAGCGAGGAGTCTGGGGACGGAGCTGCCCACAACAATCTACCGCCCTTCTACGGCGTCTATTTCATCAAGCGCACGGCGCGTGTCTATTACACTGCGTCCAGTCAGGCCCAAGGCGATTGCGGCTGCGGCAACACAGCCACGCTATACACTGGCGAAGGCTCTCCTGAAGGAATTGTTGAGGCTGCGATTGGTTCGCTCTATACGGACACGACTAACGACCTCATTTACGTCAAGACAGTGGACGGCGGCAACACTGGCTGGCAGGAGCAGGCATGAGCACGCTTCCGAACAAAATCATCGAGCTTATTCCTCCAACGTTGCGAGGAGGCTACTGCCCTGATTCGTGGCAGGAGTTTGCCGATGATCTTGTTTGTGGCGCTCAGGCAAAGCATTCGGCTGACAAAGGAACCACGTTCTTCAACTTCGGAAACATTGCACCAAACGAGCGCAATCCGGGCGAGGAGTCCTAAAGATCATGGCCATCAACGTACCAGAGTTTCCGACTCCAGAGAACCGGCTGTGGCCTTGGGGCGACCTTGACGGCAACTGGTGGAAGTGGATGGGCGGTTACTGGGCTCGCCTGCACCCGACTCCTCCTGGAGAATTGCTCCGTACCATCTTCGTCGGAACCATTGAGCAAGTCAGGAGCTTTGACGGCGGCGATGGCACGGACGAAACACCTACCGACTTCACTGGCCCCATGTGGGAAGTGGCTGCTGACATGAGTGCCGTGTTCCCTGTTGGAGTGGGTGAGTTTACCAACGCGGGGCAAGTGGATGTTGGGCAGAAGACTACCAGCCTGAACATTGCCGGCGAGGACAAGGTGAAGCTAGTCACTGGGCAACTCGCTTCCCACACGCACGACTTCAGTTTTGCGCGTGTTGAGACGCCTGACACTGGAGGCAAGACTCGTTTCCCGAATGGCGATTCTGGCGCAACGCCCACTGAACGCACTTACATCACGGAAGCCAGCACAGGCGACAACGAGGCGCACAATAACTTGCCCCCGATGATCGGCGTGTACTTCCTTCAGCGCACCGCTCGGAAGTATTACACTTCGCCCTATTACACCACTCCGCAATGCCAGTGCGCTCCCACGTCGGAAGTGCTGACTGGGACTGGTTCGCCAGAGGGCGTGGTTACTGCCGATACTGGCGCCGTGTATTCGGACACGGCAGCCTCCACCCTTTACATCAAGAGCAGCGGATCAGGTAACACCGGATGGGTGCTGGCATGAGCAGCTTGC